TACGTCTTCGCCAGTAGAGAGTCTTAATATTTTCACTTCTTGCATTATTTCTCCTTATTGTTATAGTATAGTTATATCACACTTTGTTGCTTTTGTCAAGCTACTTTTTTTCAAATCCAACTTTGTCTTGTTTTCCATCTTTTTCAATAGGTCTTAATCGTTTACTTAATACAAAAGTTCTATTAGGATTGACAGCAATATTCATCTGTCGCATTAAATCTCTATTGACTAATAGGTCTGAACCTGATCTAGGTCTACTATCTAGTCCAACTTCTATATCTGGATATGTAAATCCATTAAATGTAAGTGCCATAGAAACTGTTGGTCTTGTTTCAGATGGTTCGTTTGTAGCATTTGATCTGAATACTTTACTTACACCTTTTTTAGGTTTAGTGTAAACTTTACCATTGTATTTCCATTTTACAATTTTACCTTTTGATTCTATAATTTCATCTGCGTGTAAAGCACACGCTTCAGAACCGTTACCTGTATCAAACTTAACTCTAACTTTTCCTATCTCATCTACATCCATAGTTTCTAACCAACCACATTCTATAAGTGATTGTCTATCCCAATGAGTTCTATCTTTTACCCAATCAATTACATAAGACATCATAGTTTCGCCGTCTATTCTACCTGATGGTTCTGGATCAGAATAATAATCTTTGTACTGATAACCTTCGTAGTCAGCACCTGACCCTGGACTTCCGTTTATTTCTAACACATAAGGTTTACCTTTGTAAACAATGTGATCTACACCACACATATATGCTCTGGATAATCTAGCAGTTTTTAATGTTAATTCTATTTCTTCTTCACTTAATTTATATGGTTCTGCTTCAGCACCTCTATGTGTATTTGATCTGAAGTCATAACTACTATGAGTTCTTTTTGTACTTGCAAATATTTTGTTATCTACTACAAAAGTTCTTACATCAAAATCTGTTTTCATATATTCTTGTATCAACATTTCTGCTTCTAGTTTCCACATTGCTTGTACAGTTGCAACAAGACCATCATAACTTTCAACTTTAATTACACCAACACCTTGTGTACCTGTTAGTGTTTTTAATATAACAGGAAACTTACCGCCAATTTTATCTAATGCAGTTTTTAAATTTTTCTCGTTTGAAACATAAGCAGTTCTAGGTGTAGGTACACCAAATTTTTCAAACAATAATGCTGAAGTTAATTTATTATCACAAGTAAGCATTGCTGCTCTTGTGTTTATCATAAATGCTTGTGAGTTTTGAAAAGCAGATATTAAAGATAGACCACCTTCATCTTGTAATGCACCACCTCTAACCATACAAATGGTATCTTTACCTATGAAAGTGTGCTTACCACCGTCACCATCATAGTTATAAACTGTTAATGTATTTTTATCTTCGTCTTTGTCTGTTATGATTGTAGTTTTTGTATTGACTATAACACACTCTATGCCTTTTTTCTTACACGCTTTTGATATAAGATCAGCAGTTGTGTTTTCTTTAGGGTCATCTGAATCTGCTATTGTAATAATAGCAACAGATATAGGTTTCTGCTTACGCTCTAAATCTTGTTCTACAAAAAATTCTTTAAACTTTGGTATTTGCATTGTCGCTATCTGTTGTAACCTTTTTTCCTATGTTATATTTAGCAGATAAATTCCATTCTTTTTTCTCTTTAAATGGTAATACTTTTATCTGACTTAAAGGCGCTTTGTTATCTGCCTCGTCTTTATTAACTATATCAATTAGGTTCCAGTCTTGTAATAAAATAGCGATTGTGTTTCTTCTTTGTATATCGTTCTCAACTAAAGTTGCCTTCTTGCCATCTAAAGCAAAAAGTTCTTTAAAATGTACTATGTAATATTTACCTTGTTTGTGCAGTATATGACACGATTGAAATAGTGTTTTGTCTTTTCTACTTGCAACGCCGATTCTTGTTAAAGTTTCTCTTACTTTTAAAAAGTCATCTGGTTGTTTGATAGTTACTTCTAACATACTTTCAGGCGACCATTGTATTTCTTCACTCATTTTTTTCTCCCACCTTTTTTCAAGGATTCTTTAATATCTTCAATTTGTTTTTCTGTAAGTATATTGAGAGCGTCTTTAGCCTTCTCATTGCTATAACCGTAATACTCTTTCACATACTCTAAAGAAGCTAATTTGGATTGCTTTAACCAGCGACCACCAAACCGTTTTTTCTTTCTTACACTATTTATTAAAAATTGAAACTGAACCTGATTACTTAGGAAGTGATAACCATTCATTTCATTTGCTTGAGGTAGAGTATCCCAAAACATAGATAAACAACGATTAATAATGTATGCTGGATATTTCTTAATCCAGGTTTCATCTGATTTCATTAAGTCCTCTTTAGACTCGTTAATCGCTTTCAAGTATTCTTTTAATTCGTATGCCATTATTTGTTGCGTCTGTTATGTCTGCCCATATACCAATCACCTGGTTCGTAATTATATCTTTTACCGTGATGTCCTCGTATATCTGCATACCACATTCGCAATTTGACTATCGCTTTACGCCAAAATGTTCTTCGTGCCATTGTATCCTCTTTAATAATTTATTTAAATTTGCAAGTCGCCATTATTTCAGTCAAACAAGCAACCATATTTATCTCTTGGTCTGCTACAAATGCTGATTTATATTGGTATCCTGCTAATAAAAGTATTGCTTGAGGTACAGATTGAGGATGTAGATGTTCTTTAGACGAGTCATAGATGATCCTAAACAGATCAGCAGGTGCTACTGACAAGTTATTCACTACCCACTTTCTAGTTTCGTTAAAGTCTTTCTTCTTCAAAGACGCAAATAAACTCTTTATATCTGCCTCTTTTTGATTGTAGAAGATACCACTATCAATTTTACCATTTACTGAATATCTTTGTAGTTCATTAATAGTTTTTCTGAAGTCTGGATAATACTTTTGAATCAACTCAGCAAGTACCTTTTTGTCATAAGATACCTCTTGTTCATCAAGTATTTTACCTAGTCTATTAAGTAAAGCAGTTGCTGTCTTTACCTTTTGACCGTTGACTATCTTAAAATCTATTTGTGTAAATCTACTTCTTAATGGTTCAATAAACTTATAAGGATAGTTGCAAGTTAATATAAACCTACAATTCTTATAAAATGTTTCAATGAAATTACGCAAAGCAGGTTGTACTGACTCAGCATTCATATAGTCTGCCTCGTCAATTATGACTACTTTATGTTTAGATTCGGTATTGAAAGATACAGTAGAAGCAAAGTTTTTAATCTTATGCCTCAAGGTATCAATTTGTCTACCTTCATCTGAACCATTGATTACGATATAATCAGCATTTAGTTGTTCACATAAAGCACGAGCAACAGTTGTTTTACCTGTGCCTGCTGTACCTGACAACAACATATTATGTATTTCTTTTTTCTTTAGAAATTCTAAAAATGTCTTTTTAGTTTGCTCTGGTAGAATACAGTCCTCTATTGTTTTAGGTCGGTACTGTTCAACCCATAAGAAATCCGCCATAGTCTAACTCCTTAAAATTCAGAGTCAGGTTCTAGTGCGATCCAATATTGTACAGGTTTGTTCCTGTTAACAAAATGACTTATCTTTTGTTGTGAGATTTCTACATCATAATCATCACCAATAATCTTTAAGTTTTCTGCTTTAAAGTAAGCATTAAACTTCTTATCAGTTTCTCCGATTACTTCAGAATAGTCATTTGAAGATTTATTTTTCTTATCAGTAGCAACTAACTTAATGTTTTTACCATCACCTACTACGGCAACATCTGGTAAATTTAATGTAGTAATTGCTTTCTGCAATCTAGCAAAATCTTCTTTCTTTAAAGTAAAAGATACATACTGATCTGGCATATTGATTGCTTTTGTTGGTGCAACAATAACTGACTTATCAGCAAAGAAATATTTGATTGATTGTTTATTGTTAGAGGACGCTATAGTTACATTTGAACCACCATTAAATTTTAATGCAGGTTTTTCAAATAAATCAACTGCCCTTAAAAATTCAGGCAAGTCATATATAGCAAACTCACTATCAAACTTCTCCGTCACCTCTGCTTCTGCCAAGATGTTTTTCATTGTAGAGATAGTCTGTATTTTGTTTCCAGGTTTAACTAGAATATTCTGGTTAATATCTGAAAAGTTCTTTAACACCGATATGGTGTTTTCACTTATGTTCATAATTATTCACTCCTTCATAATTTATATAGTGTTAGTATATACTAAAAAGGCGAGGAAGTCAATGCTGCCTCGCCTCTGGTCTCTTAAACTACTTAATTTTAATAGTTCTGGCCTTCTTATGTTCTGGAATAACTCTCTCCATAGATACACTTAATAGACCGTCTTTCAGTTCAGCACCTTTGATTTCTACATCTTCGGCGATTGTAAAAGACTTTTGAAACATACGTTTGGCGATACCTTTATGAAGTACGCCTTGGTTTTCTTCAACCTCTTTCTCGGCTGTATCCTTGACAGATTTAACTGTTAATACACTATCCTCAAAAGATACATCTATATCCTTCTTACCATAACCAGCAAGTGCTAGTTGAATATCATAGGTATAACTACCTGTCTTTACGATATTGTATGGTGGGTATTTTACAGCAACCATTTCGTTGAAATTATGGTCATCTACCATTCTTTCAAAGTGGTCAAACATATTGTCAAACCCTACGGTTACCGGTCTTAATTGATTGAAAATTGAAAATGCTTTATTAGTCATTATAACTCCTTTTGTTAAGCAAGTTTATTTAAATAGAACCCATTATGGCGTTCTACATTTATTTATATAATCATTAAATTAATAATTACAAGCTA